AACGGGGGCACTGACCCAACTGACCCAACTGACCCAAAACCAAATGGGGTGGTTGCTAGTTCAGATGACCTGACCTTTGGGGGTGGAGTCACCAATGAGCTAGAAGGAGTAACTCTTGGGACTGTTAAAAACACTAAACCAAAAGTAAACCGACCAAAAACTCTTCGTGACAGTATTCTTGACAACACAGCCGACGATTCGTACACTATGTATAATGCAGATACTAAAAAAACTACAAAGCAAAAAGTTGATCCTATAAGTGGAACAAACTTTGACGAAACAACTTATAGTAACCCGGCAACTAAATATACTGCTTCGCTTACTAGCGGCAATAAATCGGTTTCTACATCATCAAGTAGATACCCGAGCATCTCCACAATTAACGCTAACCACCCTTACATTAGCAGTGCTTCAAATTACGTAGGCACGATGCCCGCTGATCGCCAAGACGGTTTTCAAGAAACCTATACGGACAACAACTTTATTAGAGACACAAAAACCGGCAAACAAATCATAGGCCTTCCTAAAAATTCAGAGCCAACCCATCGAGGAAAAATAAATGCTCTGAAAAAACACAAAAAAGACAGCGTTAGTAGCAGGAAAGTTCGAATAAATGCGCAGGTTAGAAATGAACGATCTCTAGATCGAGCAGGCTTACTAAAGGACTTGATTAAAAAAAATAGATAGCAATTAACCAATAAAAAAAATAATTATGGCATTTAAAATGACACCAGGGATTAAAGGTAATTCCTCAAATAACTCGATTATGGGCGGAGGCTGTGGAGGAGACGGACAACCACCTTGCCCACCTAGATTTCAAGCAGAACAAACAATGGCGCCGGTAGCGGATAGGTCTTCTAGATCTAGATCTAATACATCAAAAAGGAAAGCTGCACCAGCACAAGCGCCACCAGTAAAGCTGCCGCCTAAGCTTAAAATAAATTTACCTGAGGGACATAGGTTTAGAAGTAAATTAGCAGAGGCTAGTTTTTATGAAAATATGCAGGAGGCCATTGATACTGGGGTGTTTAAGTCTCAGGAACAATTAGACTCGGCTGTAATTAAGCGACTTAAACTTAACGCTGGGCCCAAAGAACCTCCTATTTATGAGATTCCTGGAAAGGGACCTGTTCTTGATGCCGGCCCTGTTTTGGAGGCACCTGAGAGACCTATTAGGGTTCCTGTTAAAGAAGGACCTAAAGCAGCGCCTGTTAGAGGAGTAGCGGCTGTAAAAGCAAAATAAAAATTAATAATTAACAATTAAATTAAATCAAAATGAGTAAAGTAAAAAAGATGGAGGTAACTCCAAAGGCAATCACTAAAGACGAGTTAAAAAAAGTTACAGAACTACAAACAGAGCTGCAATCTTATTTAGCCAACATTGGTGTATTAGAAGTGCAAAAAGCTAAAGCTATTTTTCAGGTAAACATGCTTGAAAAAGAAATGGGCGAGATTAAAAAAGATATTGAGACTAATTATGGTCCAGTTAATATTAATCTTTCTGACGGAACTTACGAAGAAATTAAAGAGTAAGTTATGGAAAGTGTTATAAGAAAAATTAGTATCGGGGCTGACTATAAAAACGAAGCAATGCATTACTCTGTTAAACAGACAGTTTACGGCGGTCACGAAATTTCTCATATAATGTTTGAAGAGTCTGATAATTCTTATAATATATTTATTAAGAAGGTAGATGAGATAATGCCATGGAAGAAGTTTAATTCTAACATGGCTATATCCGTTGAATATGACCTAGAGTATTAATGCGAAGTATATATGATTTTATCATAAAGCCGGTAGGCAAAAGATATGATAACGAAGTTAAGGTTGGGGAGCATACCCTTGTAACAAATAGCTCTATAGAAAGTTTTAAGCATGTTAATAATATCGCTGAAGTAATAGAAACACCCGTTGCGTTTGCGACTCCTATTAAAAAAGGAGATTTAATCGTAATACATCACAACGTTTTTAGAGTGTTTTATGACATGAAAGGAATTAAAAAGAACAGTAGGTCGTTTCTAAAAGACGGCTTATTTTTTTGTAGCATTGACCAAATATATTTATACAAGAGGAATAAAACTTGGAAATCATTTGGAGATAGATGTTTTGTTGCTCCTGTCAAAAATAAAGACATTTTAAGCAGCCAAAAAACCGCTGATCTTATTGGTATACTAAAAATAGGTAACAGCTCCCTAGAGAGCGCTGGAATCAACCCAGGCGACATAATAGGATTTACCCCGAATAGCGAATGGGAATTTGTTGTGGATAATCAAATTATGTATTGCATGAAATCAAATGATATTGTTATAAAGTATGAACTCGATAGAAACGAAGAGGAGTATAATAGCCGCTGGGCACAAAGCAATTAAAGAATTAGTAAAGGTAGCAGAGGAAAAGATCGTTGACTCAGAGGAAGATATATCCGCTGACAGACTTAAAAATGCTGCCGCTACTAAAAAGCTTTGTATACTAGATGCTTTTGAAATATTAAACAGAATACAGGAAGAAGAAAATATGATTGCGGATGCAACTAATACTTCGGATAAACCTGCGTTTAAAGGCTTTGCAGAGGGGAGATCCAAATAATGGCTTACCAGCAACAATTATACAGTATAGTCAAAGACTATATTAGGCCCCAAGCAATTAAGAAAAAAAACCGATATGCAAAATGGGAATACGGCTATAACAAAGAGCACGATGTTGTAGTTATAAGCAGGACCGGCAAAATAGGAGATATATATCTAATAAGTGGAGTGCACATTGCATTGCCGCTATTACAAGATAAACCTGACAAAGGTATAAATAAGTGGAAAGCCACTGCCTATCCAAAAGAATTAAGTAAAATAAAAAGTGAAGCAGATTGGATCAAGTACCCAGATGCTTTTAAAGAAAAATGGTATGGGTATATTGACGGGGAGTTTAACAAGCGTGAGGAAGGCTTTTGGTTTTGTAATCAAGATAAGCTTACTTACATTACTGGTACTCACTACATGTACTTGCAGTGGTCCAAGATTGACGTTGGGCAACCTGACTTTAGGGAATCAAACAGATTATTCTACATATTCTGGGAAGCTTGCAAAGCAGACAGCAGATGCTACGGTATGTGCTACCTTAAGAATAGAAGATCGGGATTTTCTTTCATGGCTTCCGGCGAGACCGTTAACCAAGCAACAATATCTTCGGATGCTCGATTTGGCATATTGTCCAAATCTGGACCCGATGCAAAGAAGATGTTTACAGACAAAGTTGTACCAATATCGGTTAACTATCCATTCTTCTTTAAACCAATCCAGGATGGAATGGACCGTCCTAAAACAGAACTCGCATACAGAGTTCCCGCTTCAAAATTTACAAGAAGAAAACTTGACGCCAACGCGGTACCAGAAGAGATCGTCGGGCTCGACACAACGGTCGATTGGAAAAACACGGGGGACAACTCATACGATGGGGAAAAACTAAAACTATTGGTACACGATGAAAGTGGCAAGTGGGAAAGACCAACTAATATACTTAACAACTGGCGAGTAACTAAAACTTGTTTAAGATTAGGTAGTAGAGTTATTGGTAAGTGTATGATGGGATCAACATCAAACGCTTTAGATAAAGGTGGTAAAAACTTTAAAAAATTATACGATAGTTCTGACGTAACCAATAGGAATAAAAATGGCCAAACAAAAAGTGGTTTATATAAGTTGTTTATTCCAATGGAATGGAATTACGAAGGATTTATAGATGAGCACGGATGGCCCGTATTTGAAACACCTAGAAAAAAAACAGAGGGGCCTCATGGAACACCTATTGAGGAAGGTGTTATAAATCATTGGGAAAATGAAGTTGAAGGTTTAAAAGACGACCCGGATGCACTAAACGAATATTACCGTCAATTTCCAAGAACAGAGCAGCACGCTTTTAGAGATGAATCTAAGCAATCTATATTTAACTTAACAAAAATATATCAGCAAATAGATTATAACGAAGAGCTAAGAAACAATACAATGGTTACTCAGGGTAATTTCCAATGGAAAAACGGTATCAAAGATACAGAAGTAATATTCTATCCTAACAAAGACGGTAGATTTTATATTACATGGGTGCCTAATCAAAATCAACAAAACAATATAATAATAAAAAATGGTATTAAATATCCAGGAAATGAGCACATGGGTGCCTTTGGTTGCGATAGCTACGATATCAGTGGTGTCGTTGGTGGCGGCGGCTCTAACGGAGCTTTACATGGATTAACTAAATTTTCAATGGAGGATGTACCTCCAAATCATTTCTTTTTAGAATATATTGCAAGACCTTCAACAGCTGAGATGTTTTTTGAAGATGTATTAATGGCTATGGTATTTTACGGAATGCCAATACTTGCGGAGAATAACAAACCAAGATTGCTCTATTATATAAAAAGAAGGGGATATCGAGGGTTTAGTATCAATAGACCAGATAGAACTTACAATAAGTTATCAGTAGCCGAAAGAGAAGTAGGGGGAATACCTAATTCAAGTGAAGATATAAAACAAGCACATGCATCCGCTATTGAAACCTATATAGAAGACTTTGTAGGCCAAAAAGTAGATGGTTACGGAGATGTTTATTTACAAAGAACATTACAAGATTGGGCTAAATTCGATATAAACAACAGAACAAAACACGATGCATCAATAAGTTCAGGGCTGGCATTAATGGCTTGCAATAAGCACAGGTACACACCTAGAGCAGCTACACAAAAAAAAGTGTATGCTTTAGGCTTTAAAAAATACAATAACGAGGGAGCTACTTCAAAAATAATATAATAAATGAACGTAAGTACAAATATTAATAGCCCATTTCCTGACCAGGTAGTTAGCGACGCTGAGAAAGCTACGCTAGAATACGGATTACAAGTGTCAAGAGCTATTGAGCAGGAGTGGTTTAATTACGGAGGCGCCGGATCAAATAGATATTCTATTAATTGGAATAGCTTTCACAATCTTAGGCTATATGCTAGAGGGGAACAAAGTGTGCAAAAGTACAAGGATGAATTAGCTATTAATGGCGATTTGTCTTATCTTAATTTAGATTGGAAGCCAGTACCAATACTTTCAAAGTTTTCAAATATTGTTGCTAATGGTATTACACAAAAGCAATACGATCTATCTGCATATTCTCAGGATCCCCAGTCTTTAAAGAAAAGAACGGATTATGCGAAT